GATAGACATAAATTACTTGGTGAATAACCACTTTACGAATCTTCTCCAGGGCCAACAAATTATGTCCCAGATTTTACAACAAATTCTTTTACATTTATCAATCATTTTTTTTCTCCTCTATCTCATAGAAGAAGTTATCAGTGTCTTCTGTTCGCCACTGTTGTGTATCTTCTACGTTCCAATAGTTAGTTTGTACCTTCCAATCAGGTATTTGGTCTTTCACCGTAAACGATGGTATGTCCCAAATAAGTCTGTTGTTAGGTTGTGCCGCGTAGTTGCCATCATTTAATGCAAGTACGTGAGCGCACTTGTGTTCGTGCGGGATCTCAGAATGATCAGTGTCCAGTATATTAGGCTCTGGATGTGCAAAGTCAACAGTAAATAAATAACGACCCCAGTGCCATTTTTTATCTTTACCGATGTATTTTCCTGATTGTGCTTCTAAGATATCCCAACTAGTAATAGCAGGATAATAACTAAAACAGTTCCAGAGCTGAAGCTCATCAAGTCGTCTCCTTGGGACGTCAGTAACTTTGAATCCACGTTGAATAAACGCCGTAATAGGGAGTCTGTAAAAGACTGCACCGTTTTCCATGATAGCATGAAATAATAAAGCACGCCCAGTAATACAGGTAACGCCGAAGATAATGCAATCTTCAACTTCTCCATGATGCTTTTTAAGGTCATATAAATACTCTCTCCTAATTTGTGCGTATTCTACAGGTATATTTCCATTTAAATAAGCCATTCATGTTTAGAAGTAATCCTCGTCCGGAACTTCCTCCCTATTATTTTCAATGTCACCCCAGCATTCTCCATCCTCAAAGTCAACTTTGTTGGGAACTTTTAATGGGACAGCTGTTTCCATTATTTCCTTAACATTATCAGCTTGTTTATCATTTTCAAAGGATATATTTAACTCATCATGCAATTGAATCATTGGGGTCATTCCTGCTTCTTTTAAATTAATCATAGCTTGTTTTGTCATATCTGCTGCACTACCTTGTATTAATTTATTTAAAGCTTTGTATGTAAATGCTCTTTGTATGTTCCGTGATCCGTGTTCCAATGATGCTTCCTCGAAAGTTTGTGGTTTATGCATCCCAAACGTAGATGGCTCCCACATCTCAAACCTACATTTTCTACCTAAAATAGTTCTAATCCAACCTCTTTGTTGTGCCCTGTCCATGGTTTTATAAATTAGTTGTTTTACAAAAGGAACACTCTGATGATATCTATCTAACAAAGATTTTGTTTGATCCTCAGTTATACCTAATTGTGCCTGTAGTTTTGCTTTACCCATACCATAGAATAAACCAAGATTAATTGTTTTTGCCTGTGATCTAGGTATATCTGCTATGGAGGCTACCATGCTATGAAAATCTGCTTCTCCTTTTTCGTATGCCTCTGCAATAGAAGCCACTCCTGTGGTTCCTAGAGTCGCTAAAGCATAATGCACTACCAACCTAGGCTCTTGTTGAGAATAGTCAAAACAACCCCACCTATGACCCTCCTCGGGCATAAATATAGACCTAATACCCATACCTAGTTTAGTGTAATTAGGTAATTGTTGTAGATTTGGGTTTGAATAAGAAAGTCTACCAGTTACGGTTCCTCCAAAACTTCCTCTTAATTGGTGTATATCAGCGTGTATTCGTCCTTTGTATACAAAATTTTTTATAGATTCTAAAAATGTGTTACGTAATTTATCTAATTCTCTTGCACTAGCAAGAGCCCTTAATACGTTACTATGCTTGTGTCCTTTATGATTTTTTAAGTAATTTTTTGTGAAAGATGGTTTACCTGTTTTTTCAGTTCTATCAAAATCATTTATGTCTAATTTTTTGCAAATACTCTCTATACTCTTAGCTGCCCATATTTCAGGAAATATTTTTGTTTCATTATAAATTCTATCAACGTATTCATCATACTCATTTTTTAATTTGTATTCTAAAAGCTCTACTTGACTTTCGTTTATCCTTACACCTTTTACTTTCATCTCTAAAATGCATGGTAAAACTTTTGTTTCTAATTCAACAACAGAATCAAGGTCTTGAGATTTTATTTCTTTTTTTAATTCTTGCCATAACGCTAAAGTTATTTCTGCGTCTTTCTCTGCGTATTCACCTACATACATTGCTGGTAATTTATACATCTCTGCTTTTGGATCAACACCCCATTCTTTTGCAGCTTCTTGTAAAGCAGATTCATTCTTACTCATACCAGTATAGTCACTAGCAACAGAGTTTAAATCATATCTAAACCTATTTTCATCTACTACAGACGCAATTATCATAGTGTCAATTATTGTTCCGTGAACCGTGAGCCCTAGTCTATGAATCCAACACAAATCGTATATTGCATTGTGAAATATTTTATCTGCTCTTGTTTTTAAAACATCTTGAAACCAACCAAGAACTTTTGCACGTTCTAAGTTTGGTCCAGATTCATGAGCTATTGGATAGTAACCAGCCCAATTCTTAACTGCTACGGCTATACCAACAACATCACCTTCACCTCTCATTGAAGAAGATCCCTTTGTTTTTAAGTCAGGATCTTTTGTTTCTAAGTCAATTGCAATTTCATCGTATTTAGATAAGTCAGGAAAATCATCAGGTGGAAACCATTCCACCTGTGGCGTAAATAAAGGTTTCTGGATCATTTAGTATCTTTCAATTTTTTTATTTCTAGCTCGCAGTAGTGTATAATCTTTTCTAAGTCTTGTATACCATTTTTATTCAAATACCTGCAAACGTACTTCACCACGTTTCCTTGAAAAAATGAAAGGTTATTTTTAGAAATAAATTCATACGGTTGTATCTTCATCTTTTTGTAATGTGATCCACCTATCTGTTTATCTTGTGGGAACACATCATCAAATATATTTTTGTGTGTCATCTGTCCTCCTTATAATTTGTCATGATGTTTTAAAAGAGGAAAAGGTTTTGATCTATTATGTGGAATGTCTAACAAAAATAAATCATTTTTGGTTCTTGTAACCGCTACGTAACATACCCTCACCTCTTCATCTTCTACTTTCTTGTTTCCTTTTTTATAATGATTTAATGAAAAACCCCAATCAACATTTACGACTACGATGTCTGCTTCTCTACCTTTTACACCATGAATTGTGCTTAAAATTATTTTTGTTTTTAAAGACTTATTTTGTTTCCAACATCTGTATAAATAATCATTAAAGTCTTCTCTATCATTAAATAAAGCTTTCGGTTTACTTGAAGACACAATACGAGTTGTGTCAAAATAAAATATTTCATGCCATTCTTTTTCTTTACCAGCATTTAAATAAAACTTCTCAGTTAATTCTTCATAAGTAAATAACTCATCTGAAAGAAGTTCCTGCATAGTGGTATCTTTGTTTTTTAAAGCAGTTTTCTTTTTATTTTTTATAAACTCTGGTTTAATAAAACTAACCATTTCAAAATAATTAATACCCGCAATGTATCCCCCTTCTTTTAATATCTTCCAATCATTAATAATTTTTTGAATTTTTTCTGGAAAAGAACTTTGAAAACCTTTACCCTTGTTGTCGTTGTGTTTTTCTAAAAATATAAAACCTTTTCTTTTTAAAAAATTAGCGTAAGGTCTACATAAAGCTCTTGCCCTTGCACAAAAAATAACATCAGAATCAATTTTAATAATATCCTCCAATTCATCCATATCAGAAATGTCATTAATAGAGCCCTCATCTTTGTTATCCCTCTTCTCGCATTTAAATTCATTACCCATTCTGTTACTAATTTCATCCCTAATTTTCAAAGCAAGATCATATATCTTTCCAGGCAATCTATATGTTTTTTCTAACTTTGTTATATTATGTTTTTTACAACGCCATTTTTGAAAAATAGAAACATCAGATCCTTTCCAACCATATATTGCTTGGTCATCATCACCAACTAAGTATATTTCCTCTGTCTTTCTTCTTATTTTAGATATAACCTGCCACTCCAGTCTTGAAAGATCTTGAACTTCATCTACTAAAACAAGTTTATAACTTGGAAACTCAATCGTTGGTTTTAAAGCTTTTAATAACATATCATCAAAATCAACAAAACCATTATCATTTTTAAATTTTGATAAGTGATTATAAAAATATATTAATTGTGCTGTGTGTACGTTTTTATATGAATCTATATTACTTTCTTTAAAATAAGTTTTAACTTTATCTAACTCATCTTTAAATTTACCATACCTATAAAATGAACAATACTCAGAACCATAAAAGTGATGTGCTTTATTAACTATATCATAATAAATAGCTAATTTTTTATCTTCTTGTTCACTCCACATCGCAGGTTCGTCATCTTTCTTGTCATACTTAGGATCATTTAACATAAACCATTTTTCTGGATCTGATGAAAATTTTTTCTTAAACTCTGTCTTTGCACTTGAGTTTAATATGTTATGTTTGCCTATACTATCTAAACAAAACTTATGTATTGTCTTAATAGATTCAGCTTGTTTCTCTGTTAAAAGTTTTTTTTCTATAGCCCTATCTCTTAAATTTTCAACAGTAGCTTTAGCAAAACCTATCATCAAAGTTTGATGGTGTTGAAGCCCAAGATCTTTAAAATAATTAGATAATATTTCTAATAATTTAGTAGTTTTACCACAGCCAGGACCACCTAGTATTTTATAATTTTCTCTATAGAATTTATCTATCATTAAAATACTTGCTCCTGTTCTTTATTTTCATAATCTGGAATTTCCTGCTCTATCTCAGGTTCCTCTTCAAATTTTTCTTTGTTAACAACATATACCCATCTCTTTACACCTTCTTTTATGTGAAATTTTTCTCTTGTTATTCCAGGAATTTTTTTTAACATTTGGTGAGTTAAGTCAGGTGTAATACTCCAATCATCTGATTTTAAATACTTAAAAAAATCATTAAAAGTAAATTTAATACTTTTTTCGTCTTCGAAAGGTCTACCTAATAATATTTTCTTTTTATCTTTGCTTACCCTTGTGTTGTAACAAAAAGTCTCTAAAGTTGTTTTTAATCTAAAGGTAGGCAAACTCTC